GTCCTTTCCCCCATATTTCCAGCAGGCTTTTATTCGTCCATAGCCTGCTGGGTTCTTCTCTGAGTATTAGCCTGCCGTCTGTGAAGGCCTGGCCGAACACGCAGGCGTGGTAGTGCGGTCTTTGTGTGTTGTCTCCGTATTCGCCGACGGCGAAATACGAGATTTTTCCGTATTGCTTTCGCAGCCGTTTCCAGAACGGCTGCATGTCTCGCTTGTAGTCGAGACTTCCATGCTCCGGCATGTGTTTGTCGTCGTACGTCAGTGTTATGAACGACGACTCTTTGTGTCTCTGCGCTTCATGCGTTATTCGCACGGCCCATTGCCGTGCGTGTTCTAGCCTGCACAAGATGCACTGTCCACAGGGCAGTTCGATCTTGTTCCAGGCTCTCCCGTCTTGCGGTTTGTTGAATACCACCGGGCCGCCTCCGGCCCGCTGGTATCCCTCTAGCTGGTTCTCACAGCTCATTTTCTCGGTCTCGGTCGGCGCTTGCGTTTTTTGTATTTCGCCTTCGCCTTCCCCGCCCAGGTCAATTTTTTGACCCATTTCTTCACAGGCGGATTCCGCCTCGCATTACCGTTCCCGGGCTGTTGATTGCCCGGGCTTTATTGCGCCCTTTCTGGAAGCGCTTCCCGTGCTTCCTGGCGCTCATGTTCCTTCGTGCCATTGCTCGCTCACCTCCCTCGGTCTCACGTTTTGAGACTGTACCTGACCAGTTCTTACTTGATGTAACTGGTCTAGGTGACACTCCCTGCCTCGGCAGGGTTTAGGTCCTTTCCGTTGGCTCCCCTGGGGCCTGCGGCGTACTCGTGCAGCTCGGCTGCCTTTTTGGGCCGTACGAGGCTTTCACAGCCTCCCAGGAGCTCCCTTGAGGACTCCACGTGCCCATTTTCCAGGACCTTCCCGATTCGCCATACCTCGAAGTAGTGGGGTGCCTGGGCGATTGCGTCCAGGTTCCCTTCTCGGTTGACGGCCGCCGCGATCGCGGCCAGGACGTCTTTGTCGTTTGCTGCGGCGAATGGGTGCATGTAGTAATCGATTAGTCGATCCCTTACTGCGTAGATGTTCATTGTGTCACCTCTTTTCCTTCCTCTTGCTTCGGCGCCAGGATAGCGTCGATTTGATCCTTAGTGAGTCCCACCAATCTGTCGATGGGAATTCCTCGAAGCTGAGCTGGGAGCTCTTTTCTATGTTCTTCGAGAGCTCGTCCCATTTCGATAAAGCCCCGAAGGTCTTTCGGTAGTTGGCTGAAATCTTCATATATGGGCTCCTTTGTTGTTCCTGGCACCCGTCCGGTGGTCAGGAATTGTCCAACGATCACGTTTATGTCTGTGTCTCGGGCGCCAGCCTGGTCGGTCATCGTTGGCGTTGTGTCTCGCGTAATCGCGAGCTCTTTATTCTTTTGCCAGTTCATTTCAGGCTCCTCATGATGCTGATGATCTGCTGTAGGGCATTCATGCCTATGTTTGTTCCTCTTCCTGCGGCGCCTAGCTTTTCCCAGACGTCTGCTTCTGCTTTTGCGCTGGGCAGTTGGTACTTCTGGAGCTGCTCTGCGGTCGCCGCGCTGCTGGTTTGTTGTTCTCGGAGCGGCCCGAGTGCCGCTTCCGATTTGTATAGCAGGGGTAGCAGTTGTTCGATCTGCTTTCGCTGACTGTCGTTCAGCTTTTCCCTGCTCATCATTTCTCGGATCTTTCCTTCCACCTCCATGAGGGTGGTTGCGTTTCGCAGCTCTGTGTAGCTGCTGTTGATTGTCTGTATGTCTCCTTCAATTCTTTTGTTTCTGGTGTCGGCGTTTATGTTTCTGATGTTCGATAGCCGTCCCTCGACTTCGAGGGCGGTCATCGCCTTGCCCGCCGCGCTGCTTATCGCGTTTCCCATCGCGTCTTCCGGTATTACCGTTGCCGCCGAGCTGGTGGGCGAGCTCGCCCCCCCCTGGCTGAAGGCCAGCATGGGGTTCATTCCGGCGGCTTTCATGTCTTCAACGCCTCTTTGCCAGGCGGTGTTGCTCATTCTTTCGTTCCAGGCCAGCTGTTCTTTTTGCAGCTTTATGTTGGTCTTGTTGGCTCTGCTCTGTGCGCTGTTTCCAAACAGTCCACCCAGGAGGCTTCCTCCTATTGCTCCGATTGCGTATCCGACTGGCATGGGTATCTCCTTCTGTGTTCTTTCAGCATCTGGTCTGCGGCCATGCCGCATTCCGTGATGCTTTTATGGGGTGTCCCCGGCTTGTTGAAGCCGGGGTGTTGTTGCATGTGGGCTATTCCACCGAAGTACAAGGCCCACAGTTGTTCATCTTCCATTGTCAGAAGTGGTCGATGAGTCCCGGTACTGCGTACGCGGGCATCAGTCGTGCCACTTGGCTGTCATGCAGGATGTCCATGATGATTTGTGCGCTCCACTGTGCGTTGGGCGCCACGGCCAGGCTTCTGGCCAGTGTCTCTTTTGTTTTGTCGGTGATGAACGCGGCGTTTAATGCCGGTTCGCTGCCGAACTCTTCTGCGTAATGCCACCAATCCAGCGGCTGTGCCGCGGTGCTTCGCAGGACTCCTGTGATTTCGTTCGGCGTGTATCTATATTCTGCGTGCCTTTCCTGGTATCCCCACGTGTCGATCGTGGGATTGTTTGTCGTGTTCTGATAGATTTCTTGTGTTGCGACGGCTTGTTCCCCGAGGTGTGAAAACACCGGGAAGTAATAGTCGAGTCGCGTGCTCCTTCGCCAGTGCCTTCTTGTTCCTTGTTGGTACGTGGGCGTCGCCCGTACTGTGGCGAGTCCAATGATGTACCCATGTTCTGTTGCACTGTAGGTGAAGGTTCTTTTGCTTCCTGAGGCGTGCATTTCCGCGCCCAGGTTTCCGATTGGAGACTCGCTCTCCGGTATCGGTTCGGCGCCGTAGGCTGCTGTTTGCGCAATGGGGTTTACTGTGATCGGTATCTTTGACCCCCCCAGGTATTCAGGCCTCTGAGCTCGGAAATCGGGTATCCGAACTCCGAAGTGGGCCAATACCGATTCCACGAAGCGTGATCCTCCCCTTGCGTCTCTTTCGAGCAATCGCTGCGTCTGGAACGCCAGGCGAATTGCGTTGATTGTTGCTGCGGTTGCGTTGCTGAGGTCTGCGACCAGGCTTGATACGGCCGGTACTCCGGCCGGTGCGCCCCAGGTTGCTGTCGCGGTGCTTGCGTCAATTTGGCGGGAGTCAGTGTTTCCGATGTTTCCGATGACGAGGGATCCGGCTGTTGTCTGTGAGCTCGTGTACGCAACGTTTGCGGTTGTTCCCAGCGGTAGCGTTACGGCGGTTCCTTTTTGTGCGAACGGAAGTGAGCTTGTGAAGTAGTCATGCCTTTTGTTGACTCGGAGCGGTTCCTGGTTCCATCTGGTTGTGCCTCCGTCGTTCGTGATGTCGACGTTGGAAACCAGTGTTGATAGGTCGTAGGTCCATTCAGCCTGGAGGTTTTGGTCTCTGAACCATTCGTTCCAGATTTTGATGTACATCAGGATCGGCAGCGCGTTGACTTCGAATACGTTCGCGGAGCCGTAGTCCTGGGGCATTAGTCCGAAGTGGTCAAGGACGCCTCCTGGTACCAGGCTGAATCCTACTCCGTAGACTCCTGGGTACAGGGTTGGCACTGTTAGCGTGTCGTCCGCTCCTGTTATAAAGTCTTCCCAGCCGTCCCACATGATTCTGTTGGGTACGAAGAAATAGAATGTTTCGAGGTCGATATCGTCGACGGCTGGGGCTATTGGCGTAGCGAGTCGCGCCATGATGTGTTCTGTGTGTTGCCACACGTCGCCAGGCAGCACTTCTTCGCACATGACCGGTACGAGGTCTGATGCGTCGAATGCCTGTTTTCGGGTCTGTCTCATAGCAAATTTCGATCTTGGTATGTCCGCTCGGGGCACTACCGCGAAATTGTGCTGCCTGGCTGTCTTGTTTCTGTACATTTTAAGGGTTCTCCTGATTGACACTCTGTTTGTTCATCTATCTACTCCTTTCTTATTCCCGTTCTCCACGGGTTGTGCCGGATTTCTAGCGGCGCAACCGGTGGATAACGTCTCTTTCCCCCTGGTGTGATCCCCCCCCTCGTGGGGGGAGAGTCACACGCTTCCTCTCTTTGCTTTCGCGCGTGCGTGCGCGTTTCGCGCGCGCGCGTGCGTCTGCTTTTTGGTTAGTTTCTTAGCTCTCCTTTTTCTGTTCTTTTTGATCTTCTCTTCTTGTTCTTTGTCTTTCTCTTTCAGCCATCGGTCGTAAAACTTCGGAGGTTTTTGCGGTGTTCCGTTCACGACGACCCTATCCCTGGGGTAAACGTGTTGGTGATTTTGTTCTATCCACGTCTTACCGATGGCTGGTTTTAGGCTCATGTACGCTCGCGGCTGTTCTATTGCTACGAGCTCTCCTGTAATTTTGTCTATCCGCACATACCTTTTGTCATTGTTTAATTTCTTGGTCACGTAACCTGCGGTGTACTGCGCCGTTGTGAAGTTCAAGGCGCCTACGCTTACGTGTCCTTTCCCCCATATTTCCAGCAGGCTTTTATTCGTCCATAGCCTGCTGGGTTCTTCTCTGAGTATTAGCCTGCCGTCTGTGAAGGCCTGGCCGAACACGCAGGCGTGGTAGTGCGGTCT